TTGAGAGGAAGTAAGATCGATAATCGTTCCCGTGGCGGTCGCTGAAATCTGAAAGTCGTTTGTAGTTGGATTACGAACATAATAATTTACTAATGCGGTAATCCCTCCCCCTGAAAAAGAAAACTTTACAAGTTGCCCCTCAACACATCCGTGATTTGTGCAACTGACTCGATCCGTTGCAGCAACAATTCCTGTAACGGATCGACGAACTAAATTCCAAAGTGCGGAAAATGTGGCTCTGGATATTACTTGAGCATTTGCGTCTTTAAAATAAGATGAAGATAGTATATTTAAACTATCTTCGACGATCCCGCCAAGCGGAACGATAAGATTTGTTAATCCTAATATATCATTTTGCCTTGTAGTTTCCTCTGCACTGATCCAGCTCTCAATCGCATTGAGTGCATTTGTAATACTAGAACGCATCGAGCTATTAAAACGACCGACTAACGCAGTCAAAGAGCCTACCTTAATATCCGTATCTAACTTAGTGTTCGTAACCGAACTGTCGCGGATATTACCGGACTTGATTCTACACCAAGATCTAAGATCATTCAAAATGGAAATTGCACCATTTGAACTACGAATTTTGTAAAGAATTACATCTTCAGAATCCGTAGCCTCTTTAAACAAAATCTCGAAAGAGTTTTGACGGTATGTATTTGCATATCCAGTAGAATCGAGATAAGGAGAAGTCTCGGTTTGAAACTTGTGACGTAAAACAACAAACGAATCTAAATTCTGCCTGGTTACGAGAAGGTTATTTTGCGCGGCTACATGGATCCGCCTACCTTTGGAATCATACGCAACAATATCCGTGATATTTACTGTATTTGGACTTGTGCCAGGAGTAAGATCACCACCGGACAAAATTTCGCCCATAACAAGATCGGAAAAACGCTCTATGATTTCGTCCTCGATGCGGTTATGTTCGGTTACAAAGTCACCCTGAAAAACCGGCTTGCCGTTTGTTGGAAAATTTAAACCTCTTAAATTACTCATTATAAACTCCTAATATACTAACCAATGTGATTCAGCATTTAACAACGTTTCGGACAATCGAGCTCCTTTCCAAACCTGTCCGTCTTCCGGAGTCGGGGATGGGTCGGAAGGATTTAACTCTTCCCAGATTTCCCAAACGTTTCCGCCTATGTTGATTGCATCTAAAATACGGATTAGATTTTGACGGGATTTTTTGTTAATCGAAGGGATATAAATTCGGAAGGCATAAAAACAATAATCACGGGATCCAAGGATAGTTCCGATCGGATCTCCCATTCTGTATTTAAAATCAAAAACTTGTTCGACTACAATTTGATCCGTTGAAAGTCCAGTGATTCTTGTGATTAGATTTTTCTTTGTAAAAAGGGTTGGCGGAAGACGTCGATATTCTGCTAAAAATAGAATTCTGAGATAATACGAGCTATCCGACTCGCCTGGTTCGCGCGATAGGCCGTATCGCGCTCCCCACCAATCGAGGCCCTTACCGTCTGCGGTATCTACCCAGATTTGTTTGTATAACCAGTTGGATCGTTTGAGTCGTTCCTGAATTACGATCAGAAACGCAAATAGAACTCTATACCAAAGACTATTGGAAAGACCACCGGTTCCGTTTTCGTTCATAGGAACTGGTAAGGGGGAAGTTTGACGAATGGACCTTCTTAAATTCTGCCAAACCAGAGAATTGAAATCAAAACGAAAACGACTCATGAATACACCGTTGCCGTAACATCAAACCCCGATCCTTTGACGGCAAGGCTACCGGCGGGAACAGAAACGTTCTCTCCGTTATTCACGTCACATTGAACCGCATCCGGAAGATTTAAAAGATTGGAACGAAGCGAGTTGGTAACAAAATCGTCACCGTCCCGAAGGGAGAAGAAAAACGTATCTACAATGTTTTCAAGTGTGATTGAATCCGGAATTGATTCAGCCGAAGCGAAGTATATAATAAAAACCTTATTGATTTCGATCGCATTAATATTTTCGCAGACAACTTTTGCAACTCCTCCAGGATTTTTGTCTTCGCTATCGAAATGCGTTTCTACGATTTGCAACTGTGCGGATGAAATGGCTCCACTCGCTCCTTTCAATAAAAGTTTTATAACTCCCGGAATTCCGATCGCCTTACTACTTTTAAAGATAGCTCTTTCTACAAAAGAAAATCCTAATGCTTCGCTTACGTACCATTCTGGAGTCCACAAAGATGAAGATTTGATTTCGGCCTCTTGCAGACGAGACCGAACGCTTGCAATCGTTTCTCTGTCGCGAGCTACAAATTCGGGAATTGTATTCGGGTTATACACAACGTCGCAGTCTTCCATGTAATCTATAATTTCAGAAATTGCGTTTTGGGCAACGTTGCCTTTCGTGCCTGGAAGAAGAGCTTCGCAGATCACTTCCACCGTACGGAATCCTCTTGAATCCAAAGGTGTTGTAGGAGGAATTTTTGATTCTTGTGTAATTTGAAACTGAATCTTATGATCTCCAGTTCCCACAATTTTTCCGACAGGGATCAGGACTTCGTAAGGAACCGGGGTTTTAGAACCGATTCTAATTCTATGCTTTGCGTTAGTTGCTTCTTTCCATTCCAGGCCGTACCGTTTAAGCCATTCGTGAAGATCCTCTTCTTCCGCCGTGTGGTAGTGGATTGCTTTTTGAAGTGCTACAAGATTTTGATCTATGAAAAGATAGATTGCGTTTGCGAGGGATCTTAGAATCGTGCTTGCTTTGGAGTCTCGAGTAAAATCATGACTTTCAAAAACCTTGGAGTTAGAAACGTTACGCTCAATCTCTCTTTGAACGTTTGATTTTGTAGTGTATAATATCATGAGTTTTTTCCAAGATTGAGAGATAGCTCTTCACCGGTTCTCAATCGAAAGTAAATAGAAAGCCCTTCTTTTGGTGTGGAAATCTTAATTGTGTCGGAATCGATTTGAGGAAATTGAGATAAGATTCGAAAAGCGTCATTCATGCGTTCTTGAGGGCCGCTGTCGTCGTCTTCATGAAGGTGTTTACGCTGGTTGCTATACATTTCGGGGAAGTCGATGTCGTCCGCCGGTGTCATATCGAAGGCTTCGATCACCATCGATCGCACGACATCCATCTCAGATTCAGAATCCGCAAAATCAAAGTTTTTAGAATCGAGCAGCAAATCGGTTGTAAGTGCGTCGGTTAAAAAATCCACAAAATAGAGGTTATCTGCGAGAAAGAAGACCGCAAGCGATTCAGGAAATCCGTAGGAATGAATGTCCGCTATGTCTTCTATTTTTTTGTGCGAGAGAACAGACTAAGTTTAAGACTTTCCATATTTGAGATTCGAAACCTTTAGACCTGGTGGAACCGAAGGAATTGGTTTCGAAGAAATAGCCCCTGCAAGTCCCGTCTTGTAAGATGCACCTCCATCCATAGGAGTGACCGGCGATGTTTGAATTGCCGTATAGAGAGCTTGTAAGGAAGTAACGATTTGATTCATCCAAGTTTCCAGCGCGTTGGTATCAACTCCGGAAATGGTTGCGTCCCCGACTTCTACTTTCCCTTTGAAGTTGATTTTGTTTTGAATGGAGTCTAACGCGACTTCTAAAGTCGGTCCGTTTTTTAAAGTTAACTTTCCTTCTGCAAGTTTACCGACAACGGAAAGTAACTGCGAATGATCAATCTTAAATCCTTGTTCGTCGATTTCGATCTCGCAGAGTTCGGCAACCTTTGTTTTGATCTCTGCAATTTTGTTAAAGCCGATTGCAACAGCTCTACTTGCGTTGTTGTCTCCAAATAGTATAATACAACGACTTCCGACGGCGGGTTTGATCGGCCAAAACCAGCGAACGTTTTCTTTATTCGCGCCGTTGACTGTCACAGTCAAAAGGCCCGGTTTTCCGGAATCGTCAGGATCTTCCTGAACCCGAACAACTGTCGCCATCGTTGCCCAGTTGATTGTAAACTCGCTAAAAAATAGAGTCACTAAATCTTGGGCAACGCTCATATTGCATCCTTGAACTTGACCACAGCAGGGTGGATCACTTGTCGGAAGGTTGCGTTTTTCGCCGACCAGGTTTTTACCACCTTATCTACAAAAATGTCCTTCGATCTAAGTTTATCATCAGGATCTTTGAATGTTATAATTTCTGAATGTTGTACCGAAGGAGCGCCGAACGTCTCAAATTCTCCGACAAGACCTGTTCCCGCAATCTCGTGATAGATTTCTTTGGCTCTTTTTTTGAGTTCAGAAAGGGAAATTCCGTCCAGATCAAAAATAAGTTCTTCACCACCGCTTTCCGTATATGTTGCTTCCTGCATTCTTCCGGTATCTATATTATAACTTCTTAATTTTACTTTGATCGGTCTACTTTCTCGTGTAGATAGATTGTCCTTGATTACGTTGTGGCCGATTTGAAAGACTTTCTTTTCTGCGCTCGCCGAAATACGAGTAGGGTTTTGGACGATCAAAATCCCTCGACGAAAAAAAGAATCAATTCCTTGTTTTGCCAAACGGCGCAAAACAAATGCTACTCTTCTTCCTGCGGCTAAATCATCACCTACCAACTGATTTGAAATTGCAGGATCAATTTTAGAAATCACTTCTCCTCCTACACAACGATTTACGAGTGAGGAAACAGTCATTTTATTGATGTGAAAATTTACAGTTTTGAGCTGAAGATCATACATTCCATCTCTACAAACAATTTCTAAAGGCATCTTTGGAGATATGCTTACAATTTTTCCTTCAAATTCAAGAGATTCTTTGTATCCTTCATACCAAGCCCACCATTGCACAATATCGCCTTTTTTGATCAAATCTCTATTGAATCCCTTGATTTTTGGAAGCCGTATCGTTAGCTGAGAGTGAGGTTCTCTTCTACCGGAAACGAGTTCTGCTTCAATGATTTTGTGAATAACAATCTTTCCAATTTGTAAGCGTTGTCTCATAATTAAAGCCATGTTTTGATTCTCTCTTTAGCGGTTTGAAATGATCTTCGATCCACAAGTGCTGGAATCGTTATTCTGCTTGCGATTAAATAACGAAGAATTTTTCTTTCATTTTGGTTTCGAATTCTTTCACTGAAATGTTCTGTAGAATAGTAGAATAAACTTAAGGACTCGTAAGAATCGGTTTCGTTCACTGTGTGTTCGAGGTCCGAAGTAAGAAGATCCAACGGTATTTTCAAAGGAATTCCTTCTTGCAATTTTTCAGACCAATCGAAACCGATCGTTTGAATGAGATGAGCATTCGAATCTTGAAGAAGAGGCCACAATGCCCAGTCTCCCCAATAGAATGCCGCGATTCTCTGGAGCGTATCATATTCTCTCACAAAGTGAACGCGTTCGTTCATTTAGGAGGAGTCTCCAAGTTTAAAAGTGCATCATCGCTGATTGCTTCTATGCGGACCGGAAGTTCAAAACTACGATCCTCGTCGGGGAATTCGATTCGTGTTAAAGCGATCCAAATAATTCCGAGCGCGTTTACTTTAGGGTGTATAATGGAAATGCATTCTGTTTCTTTCCATTTTGAAAGAATATCTCGTAACTCCGAAATTGCACCTATCTGCATTCCAGTATTACTTACAAACTCGAATTCGATCGTAAGTTGCCAATCGTGAAAACCTACAACTTCTTTGATTGTTCCTTCCCGTCCTTGAACGGTTGTCTTGGAATAGTTTTTCTCCTGAGAGATCGTTACCTTGGTTCCCCTGGGACAGCGATAATCTCCTATTTTTACAGGATCCAAATCGGATCCAGTAATCGCTAAAAATGAGCCGCCTGGTGTTGGGTCTAATAACATTATTGAGTTCCTCCAAATTGAAGTGCGTACGGGGTCATAGGGTTCCCTTGATCCGCAGATTTTTTGATTTCGGTTGTAAAGACATTCCCAATCCAATCTCCGGCCTCTTTGTGACCGGAAGAATTATTCTGAAATGTAACTTTGTCTACGAGTCGATTGATTGTAATTTGAATTGCAGGAGCCTTGGACGTTCCTCCTGGAAAACCTTGCAATGGACTATTTAATAAAGAAGGATCTAATTTAGGAATTTCTAATGCTTTGGAATATTGAGCTTGATTGTTTAGATCGAGTTTAGCGCCACCTGTTTGAGAAAGCATTTTGTCAACGCTTCCCATACCCATAGAATCAAAAATGGATTTTGGTTCGGAAGTTGTCGGTTTGACATCTACAGCTTTGAGGGAATCTTGTGTTACTCCGATCGCAACTTGATCGCCTCCCATGCCAAAAAAACTTTTTACGGCAACCACGGCTTTGTCGATCCAGCCTACAATTGTCGCCCAGTTTTGTTTGATTATGACTAACGACGCGATGATGGTGCCAATCGGCCCGGTCAAAAGTAGCAAGGCGGAAACTAGAAATTTATGCTCTTGCCATGCGTTTGCAACAGCCGTTGTCCATTCGTCCCAGTAATATACCGCAGCAGCCACAACCCCAACCGCAAGTAAAATTCCGGCAACCACCCATGTAATCGGGTTTGCCCAAAGAGATACGTTGAGAGCGTTAGACGCCCATGTAAGTCCGGTTGTAACCGCGGTTTGGATTGTTTGCCAAGCGGCAAGCGCCTTTGTCCGGCTAGTCATGATACCATACAGAAACGTCAACGCTTGCCAGGAATACATCGCAGCGCCAACGATACCGATTAACGCGTATTCTGCGACGGCTAAAGCAATCGTTGCGGTTCTGTTGGCAACTTTTGCCGCCCAGTTTTTAACCGTCGCTATCGTATCAAAAATTTTTGCCGCGGCGGCGGAGCTAGTCACTGCGGTATAGGCTCCAATGATTCCGACGAGAGTAGTAAACGCACCACCTAAAAATAACGCAACGGAACCGCCGATCACGAGGTAGGAAATAAATTTCCTGAGCCCTGGGTTTTGATCCAATATTTTTGTCATGCCCGAAAGCATATCAGCAAAACCTTTTGTTATTCCGATAATAGGACCGCTTGAAATATCTTGACCGAGGCTTGTCTTCAAACTCTTCCAGACTTCGGAAGTCCTTTCCAATTGATGAGAGAGGTTATCCTGATTAATATTTGACATTTTGTTCAACGCTTGCGCGGTTCCACTTAGGTTCGCGTCTTTGATTTCCGAAATTGAAGTTTTTAACTCTCCCATTTTCGGAAGAAGGTTTTCAAGTGCGGCCACCGCTTCTTCCGAGCCTAACGCTTTTTTGATCTCGTTCCGTGCGTCGAGTTTTAGAACTTTGTTACCTGTAGCCTGGTCGACTACAAAGGAGTTCCGATATTTTTTATTCATTTGTTCTAAAAGCTCAGGCATGGATTTGATTTGACCTTGTGCGTTTTTCGCACTGAGTCCGAGCTTCTGGTATCCTTCGCCAACTGAACTCAAGAAAGCGCGGTAACTGGTTCCAGCAACCCCAGGAAGCATCGTATTTTGAAGCATCCCTAAAACGGCCATCTGCTCCTCAAGCTTGACACCCATTCCGGCTGCTGTTGCGCCTAACCCTTGCATCGCGGCTTGCATCTTCGCGCCATCCGTTTTAAATTTCTGAACCGATAACGAAAGAGTATTCGCAAAACGTAATGCAAACGCAGCATCCGATTCGTTGTACATTTTTTTGTACTGTGCGTGTGTGGTTCCGAAAAGATCGGCAAGACCCGCAAAATCTCCTTTGGTTGCGATTGCGGCCTTACCCAATGCGCCCGCGACACTCGAAAGTTCCGCAGGGTTTAAAGTCGAAACAGCGGATTTGATGTCATAGATTCCGGACAAGAAAGTCTCTTGAGCGATTCCCATGTCGCCTGTCATGGCGCGAACTTCCGAAGAAATTTTAGAAACTTCGTCCTTAGTTACACCTAAAGACTCTATATTTTTTTCGAGCTTACCTGCTTCAAGACCCGCTTCGATGAGAGATTTAGAAAAATATAATGCACCGGATCCATATTCGAGCAGACTTTGTCCGGTTTTAACCATTCCCATCGAACGGTCAAAAAGCCTTGCGGATGCGGATGTATCATCCATACTCTTTCGAACATTTTTCCATCTCGCCTCGATTTCTCCAAGGCGTCCGGATACGTAATCCTTGAGACTTAAAACAACACCGAGTTCGAATGTATCCATATTACCTACTTGTAAAGCAGATAGACCGTGGACACAAAAAGGTTTGTTACAAGAGGTAGGTATTTAAGAAATTTATTTTCGTTAAACGGAATGACGATTAACGCAGGAATGATTCCAAATAAAGGAAAGAAAGACCAAAGATGTAAGAAAAAATAGATCACTCCAGCAAACGGAATTAAATTGCTCGCTGTGGGATTTTTTGGATCAAAACCTTTCCAATCTTTCGCCATTTGTATATTCCTATATCCTAAATTAAAAATCTCTTGTAAATAAAATTATCATTTGCCGAATGCTTTTGCGATTCCCTTAGCGACTCCAGCCGCGATCATATCTATAATCCTTTCTTGCGTCCATTGCAGGTCTTTGCTTCTTCTTGCGATTTCTTCCGCGTCAAACGGATCCGGAATCGGAGTCTCGGGAGACAAGAGACGAATTAAATTTTCAAGCGCTCCCATCCCCAACCGAATCTCCGCATCCCGATCCGCTAAAGCTTTTTTGAAACCGCCTCTTGATTTAGTTTTGCAAGATCAAAAATCTTACGACTGATCGAAGAGGCAAGGCCGGGAGCGCCTTTATTGATCCAACCGGAAAATGTCTCAGAACTTGGATACACCAAACAGCGATTTACGAAATCAATATCAGCCTCGATCGGATCTAACTTTTTTGTCCGCTCGGAAACTTTGGAGAGAGTTTCTTTCGACGGGACTCTACACAGTGTGGAATATTCATCCACTTGAATGAGGTGTAGTCCGCCTTTGTCATCCAAAAATTCCTTGATCACTTCTATCTCTACTTCGTAACGAGCAAGAAAGCTTTCGTCGATCGAAACATAATCCTTAGGAAGATTTGAAATCGCCTGTTGGTAATCGTTAAATTTTTGAGTGCCTTGTAGTTCCATTTTATATTCTCCTTATATTATATATTATGTAAATGTAATGATTGGATAACTCGTAACCGCAAGATCAAGATCCGTCTCGGCGGTATCCGCCCCGTTTTCGAACGGAAGCGAAAACTTTACAATCTTAGCGGCTGGAACGGTTAAAAGAAGAGTTCCACCTTCTACCTCACAGTGTGCCGTAATCGGCGAAGGTGAAAGTTTGAGAAGATCCCCACCAAAAGGGGTAGCGAGTTTGATCATATATTTCAACTCGTCGAGTTCGATCGTAGCTTTCGCCTGACGTTTGTAAGATTTTACAGACCAGCTTACTGGTTCTCCACCTTTGCCGAGCTTGAATGCGATGTCCGCTTCGTAGTCTAAATTAAATTTAGAAAACTTAATCAACTCTCTACCCAACATAGTTAAGGTAAAATTTTCGAACGAAAGTGACTGCGGTAAAATATCTCCTGGATTTGGCATTTTGATTTCCTCCTTATATTAGTTTGATTATGCCAACGCGAATTCAGTCGACCACTGAATCGCATCGATTCGGTCTTTGATGTACATCTTTAAAGTCACGGGAAGGATTTTTCTTCCGTTAATCTTCTTGATGGGTTGCAATTTGATTTCGTGGCCCGAAATCTCCGCTTCTCCCGCACGTTCCATTTCGGAGGAAACTTTCGCATCGATCGTAGCCTTAAGATAGTCTAAACCTCCACTTCCAGAGTTTGTTTCCGTATCTGACTTTAGGAATGGAAGAGATTCACGATAGACGATACGGTGCATTTTGTTTGCACGACGCAGTTCTGGAATATACTGAAAGTCTGAATTAGGTCCAGCCATCAGGTTGTCGGATGCGATAAAGACACCTTGATAGTCTGGATAGATTTGAAGAATGGTCAGACCCAAATCATCAAAGGCGGTTTGATACCCTTTGTAACCATCATTCCAGTAACGAATTCCGATCAAGGTTTTAGATTTGTTTCTAGCGACCCAAGCGGCGCTAACGTTAACTCGATGAGCCGCAAGTCTCGCACATAAAAACGTGGCCGCATTGCGCCACTCTCCGATCGTTCCCGCAAGTTCAAGAGATGCGTTCCATCCACCGTTTGACTGGATCCCGTTAGGAATGTAACGGCCTTCTGCTCCAACTACACAAACTCTTTCGTTTTCGTACGAATCCCACTCATCTTGAATTCGTAGGAAATACGTTTCCACAGATTCGGATGGAAGTTTTCGATTTGTTTCCAGTACCGCAAAAATACGAAAAAGATTTTCAGTTCTCATTTCTTCAAGAAGAGCGGAAACTGAAATAGCGAATGCTCGATCCACTCCACCAACGTGGTGGAACCAGTAGAATGGAGAGTTGCCTTGATCGATGGTTTTCAGCGTTTCGATTGCGGCTAACCTTGCTCCTGGGGATGAGCCTGGACCCTTGATGTTAAACGTAAATGTATCACCTACGTGAAACGTATCTGCGAGAGGAGTATCATTATGAAACGTTGCGGTAACTCCAACGGCAAGCGCAATCATTCCGGATAGAGGAGTGACAAGCAGGGGTCCAAACGTATCCCCACCGTCCTCACTTTTACGATATTCCGCGGTTCCAAGCGCACCCGCTTTCGTAATTTTTAAAACGACACCTCTGTTTCCGACCGAGGTACCCAAAATTGTAGGCGGGTCCGCCAAACCAGTGTTCGCAGGTCCAGGAATCATAGGATCCACGCTTCCCGCCTGATCATTTTCGGGACGAATACAAAGGACTGGAACCGGGACTTCGCCCTGGCTTTCGTCGAATTCCTCAAAGTGTTGTTTTAAGGCATCGACTAACTCTCCCTTTACGAAAACGTCTTTTCCTTGCTGGTACGAAGAAATAAGGATCGGCGTATTTGCGGTGTATCCTTCTGCCTGACCGATTTTTGCATGGACTTTATCCTCGTACGGAAAACTATTTCCGAGTCCTCCGGAAACGTGTGTGGTTGTGACTGATCCTATAGCCATTACTTTCCTCCTTTTGTTATAATAACTTTATGATATATGAATATATTTTGAAAACTGTTCACCTTATACTCCTTCTATACCGGACTCTTCGATCTCCAATTCTGTTCCGGCCAATGTTTCCTCTTCTTCGATCGTATAGAGTCCGTCTTTAAAAATGATTTCTACATAGAGTTTGTAGTTTCCGGTTTCTTTTGCGGGATCGTCTACAAGTCCGGTTTTACCGAGGCGAACCTCAATCGGAATTCCGTCTGCTGCTTTGATCCATGTACGAAGGCTTACAAACAAAAGGCATTGATCCAGGATTCCGCGATTTGTGACATTGCTCACTACATCCGCGTCCGGGTTGTTCAACCAGAAATCGATCGTGTATCGAAACTCCTGTTTCACATGACGCACCGCGTTTTTGAAAAAAACGGAATTACCTCGAACGATTCTTTCTAAACGATGTTTAATCTTTCTTCCTAAAGTGTTCGTAGGCTCTGAATACTTTAGAATCGCACACGGAGTTTTTTCCTGAATTTGATCCAGTGGAGGGAGGTATTCGAAAAATCGATCGGGCGGAATCATTGCGCTTCCATCAATTCGAATGCTTTCCACCATCTCGCGGATATAGTCTATGTGAGACTTTCTCATTTTTTGAAAATCTCCCTCAAGGCGTCCTTGAAATTTTTAAGTATTAATTTTTTAGAATCTTCTAATGCAGGTCTGAAATAGGGTCGGGCCGGAATGTTTTTTGTCTCGAATCCGAATTCGTGAACCCGAGCGTACGGAGAATTGGTCCCAACGATAACCGTGGAATCGTTACCTTTTACGATCTCAAAAGAAGCAGAAAGTTCTCCGTCTTCAATCAGAGTCAAGGGAGATTTCCCTTTTTCCTCTTTTCTTTCTTTTGTCGTTTCGGAAAGTTCCGGCCAATCCGATTTGTATTTTTGAGAACGAATCCCCTTGATGACGTTCGCTTGTACAATTGCCGCATTCTTGTCTTGGACTTTTGTGAGTTTGTCTTGTCCTTTTGAAACCGCGCTATGAAGTGCCGGACCAAACGTATCCGTTACGGTAAGGAATTTCATACTTTGTTTCCTCCCGCTTTTGGTTTCGTGACTTCGATCCTGATTAATGAAAATCCTTCCAGCTCTTGCACGGGGTGAATCGTATCGACGAGCCATTCCGATCCGTCTTTCTGAACTCTGCATTCCTGTCCAACGATTGTAGTTCCCAAATCTTCCGGGCGGATTTGACAAACTGTTCGGTATTCTTGTCTTTCTCCGACTTCGTTGTCGGATGTAGCATCCTTCCAAATCCAAATACAAGGGATGTCCTCACTTTCTCTATACGTCGTTTTCTTAGAAGCGTTCAGTCCGGATGGAGCAGGAGCCGAAGTCGGAGTAAGAATTTTGATTTTGGCTTGTGCTCCTTTTTCAAAAGCACGATTCAGCATTGAGTGAATGCTCATTATGCAACCCCCGGAGATTCGGAAGGTTGTTTTCCGAAAAGAAGGAAGTAAGCTTTATTCCGAAAACCTTCTACGATTTCTCCTCTCTCTTCCGCGCTCATTCGAGATCGTTTGACTTTCGTCCCTTCGCCTCCACCGGTGGAAACTTCCTCCGGATCAAAACCATCGTTGTATCCAAACTCCTCAATGATTTCGGCTTTGATGAGAAGAATTTCGGATGTCCGAAGTTCGGTTGTATACGGAGGACTATCAGGAATTGCAACCCCCCAGGACGTTAGTCGTGCTTTTGCCAAAGCAGCCGCAGACTCAAGGAAATCCTCATACGGAGAGGCGGAATTTCCGTCTTTTACGTCGGAAAGATCCAGGGTCTTCGCCTGGATCCTGAGTTGGCTTTTGAGTTCTGCGACTTCGTTTAACATACGTTTGTCGATCCGATTAAGGTTTCTTCGTTTTGTAGTGACAGCTTGCCGAAAAGAGTTTTGCAAATGCGAAATCGTAAGAGATTACGGTTCCTTCGATTTGCTCCCGGATAAACCGGTCACTTTCTACGAGTTGGCCCGCAGAGTCTTCGTACAATTCCAAGGTTACATCCTTGTTCCAAGCAAGGATCGCATCGTCATCCATATCCGGATGAGTCTTCCAATTCACGCCGAAGAAGTTGAGAACCTGTCCGGTCTTCACGTATCCTTCCAGAAGGTTCATCGACTGGAACTGTTTGAAGTTCGTTTCGTCGGTGAGCATCCTTTCCAAAAAGTTTTTGGAGACGACGGCATGTGTGAACTCCACTCCTTGATCTGCGGAAAGAAGAAGATTTACAACGTCGGAGTATTTCCAAGCGCTCGCAGCCGTCTGAGAGGACGACGCTTCTGTTCCAGTGTTTCCGTCGCCGATCTTAATGACGCGTAGCGCTTCCTTCGTAATCTGTTGGGAAAGTTTCCAACCAAAAACTTGAAAGATATTTTGCACTTTGAGAATTTGCATTCTCTTCAGAGACTCGTAGGTGAAATCGATTTCGAGTCCGACCGGACTGGTTTCAATCGCTTTGTCCTGAGTTTTGATCGTAGCCTTTGGAAATCTACTTCCGCTTTCCTTCGCCTTTTTCTTTGCGGTGAGATCGGAGCCTTCGATGTCAAACGCTACGGACCGCGCTGCACCTTGGCTTATGCGAGTTTTTACGGAATGAGTATCCTCCAACTTCACTTGAAGTTGTCCCATATTCATCCCGATGTAAATGTTTTGGTTTACGAACTCGGGGAAGAGATATTTCGATTGGTTCGATGCCTTTATGAAGTCATCTACAGAAAACGAAGCCTCACCGATAGGAACGTCATTCGCCATGAGTTGGCGTTCGAATGGGGAAAGATTTTTTCCGACGGGAGTTTCCGGATCGTATCCGAAGGTCGACTCTTCTTTTTCCATGAACTCGCTCATGGAAAGCCCGTCGCGTTTCGCGTCGGAATACGCCTCTGCTTGTAGGTCGAGACGAACGAGTCCGTTGTCTAATTTTACGTGTGGCACTTTCTTTTCTCCTTATATTATACAAACAAGTTTTTTAGATCCGGTATTGACCGAGATTGCGAGAACACGGGTTCCGGTGGCCGCAGTTTTGATTTTTCCGGCTCCGTCTCCTTGGATGTCCAGAAAACCTGGAACCGGATCCGGTCCGGAATACGCGTATTCGAAGACTCCACTTACTTGAAGTCCGAGTACTTTCTTTTTCTCATCTACGGAAACGATTTGTCCTACCGGAGAATCTCCGTCAGCACAGAGGACAACTTCCATGTTTGCAGAAACCTTGACCGGTTTACCTTCGTCGGCTTTCGTCAGAGTTTGATGTTTTACGGTGATCGTCTTAGGCTCAATGATTCCGCGATAACCGACATCGAATGCTTCATCTAAAGGCATGTTCGTTCTCCTTTTACTTTTTACTCAGTTTAAAGTTGTCGGGGCTTTTCTTTTGGGAAGTGTTCGCTCCGCCTTGTGGTTCGTTCAGGCTTCCGGATGCTCGAGAGACCTTTTTCGAACCGCAGTCTTCACATTTGAGTGGATGCGAATTTTCTAAAGAAGCGCCAAATCGGTTCAAAAACGCCTTTGCCTGTTCGAGATTTGCACCTTGGATCAAACCTTCGATAACTGGATCGGGATTGTTTTTCGAGAACGCACGAAATGCGGTGATGGCCTTTTCCCTTTCAACGTTGAGTAACTTTTGAGGTTCTTCCAGCAGAGCTTTGAGTTCGGTTACTTTGGATGCGAAGTCGATTCCTTCCGGGAATACTTCGCTTCCAAAAAGTTTTGCGAACTGGTTTAGGTTGTTTTGCAAAACGGCGCTTTGACGTGCTTGGTCTTGCAATTTTGTGATGGTTTTCCCCGCTTCTTCCAGCACGGATTCCATTTTTTCCGACGGCAATTCCACAGATTCGCCCTCCCCAGAGGACAGACCGAATTTTTGGGAATCAACCCCCAGAAGTGACAAAATAGTACGTTTGATTTTCATCTTATCCTCCTGATTGTTTTGGTTTGTAAGATTGCTGTTTGGTAAGTTAAATTCTTCGAACTTCCTAGCAGTATCATCCGCAGGAATGGCAACGAGACTTGTTTCCGGAATGGAAAGAATTTTTGTTACAATGAGTCTTACGATCCCACCATCAACGATCTCGCCTAAGCGTTCGTAAAAGTTTTCCAGCTGAGGATGCGATCTTTCATATGCGAAAACGATACCAACCGAATTCGCATCGATCAAAGCAGGTATCGTTTTTAACCGCGCAATTACATCGGATCCAAACGCTTTAAAGATCCTGAATACAGAATCGACCCCTGGTATTCCATTACGATTTGTGAATACAGGGTTGCGCGTAATTCCAATAGAATTGCGGACACTTCTTTGGTGATCGGTATATATTTTAGTTGCAAAAAGTTCGGTTGCAGATTCTAAGACACCCGGCTTTCTGAGATCACACCACCATCCTGGAATCAAAACTGCGGACAACATGCGGAAATTAAATTCTGCGAATTCTTCGTTTTCCACAAGCGTGGTTGTGTCGCTCGTATTTACGGAAACTCCGCTCTGAAAAAAGTCGGCGTGGAGAGAACGGAATTCTCCCCGCGCAACGCCAGAGTTATGGAGAAGAAGACCGGAATCTAATTTTAGAGTTCCGTTTGAATCGAATTTAAAATTTGCTTTTGGCACACGGCAAGTATAGCCTATGTGTTTTTGATAGAAAGAGGTTTAGTATAACGCGGGTCTTGAATGTCCGCTATGTCTTTACTTTTTACTTGCGCGGGAATTGAGCCATTTCTCTACATCGGAGATTAGCCAAACGGTACTTCGTTCACCAAGTTCATATCTTGGGAAAGGGAAATCGCCTCGTTCATCCCAACGTAGTATCGTTTTTTCGCTCTTTCCTAAGATTCTACCGAATTCTTTCGGCGAGTAAAATAGCTTTCTGATATGAGATGATAGTTTAATTTTTGATGATTTTGTTACAAGTGCGTTCATAGTTAATGGTTTTATAATATATAAAATTAAAGTTGTCAACTCGGAAAAATTGATGTAAGATCCTTTAGAGACTTATGCGATGATAGCGGACAATAAAATCAATTCAGACCAACTTAAAAAGCTTTGGGCGACCGCAAGAGAAGCAGGTTTGTCGAAAGTAAAAGTTTACGAAATCGTTTCGAATGAAACCGGGTCCGATTCCATCTCCTCCTTGAATACTTCTCAAGCTCATACAATAATCAATATTTTGGAATCAGAACGCCGTAAGACTATCCGGCAAAGACCACGAAATCCCTTATCCCTGTTCAAAAGAAAACTCCAAAAGCGGAGTTACTCTCAATTTGAAACGGCAAAGGGACTCTGTGATTCGATCAACGAGAAGGGAATTTACAAAGTTGATCTTAATGACTTTTCTATGCGGCAATACAAGAAACCCTTTGATCTTTTGACTCGAAAACAGGCCTTGGGATTGATTCAGGGTTAATTGCGATTTTGGGGAAATAGGTTATTTTTTCTTTTTCAACTTATCGGTAAGAAAACTGCCATTCGCCTTTTCATAACATTCAGCTTCTGCACGTGGATTATTTTTATCAGCATGCCGAATACAACCCGCCGCGCTTTCGGTTTCAAGATACGGGATGATATCAAAATGAGGAGGAATTTTTTCCCCGCAAACCATTGCATAATTGACATAGTGATAAAATAGACTTTCGTCATCTGAAATTTTAAATGCTTCCGTTGCCTGATCATTTCTGATTGCTAAAAATTTTCCGTTTATTGTTCTAACCCATAAATTCCCTGAATCACTTTTCAGTTTAAACTTATTCAGGTCTTCTTTTTTTAAAGGGAGAATACCAAAGTCCGGACATTTAGGATCTAATGGTTCGGGAAGAGTTAATGGATTATTTAAAATCGCATTACGTGTATCATAGCAAATTGAAATTGAAAGACGCTCAGCTTTGGATTTCCAGATTTCACTTCGCATGACAGTTGATTTTCTAAAACCTTTGGATTTTTCTTCACAGCTACGAGTCTCAGTTTCAACAACATAACGAATCGAATCGTAAAATGGAGGTTTTGCGCTTTTCCCACAAATGGATTCGTATGTTTTCATAAAGTTATGAAATCCTTTTTCATCCGAGATTTGAATTGCGTCATACGCATCCGTTGTTGGGACAGAAATGCGATCACCCTTTATAGTTGTAACCCAAATCTTTGTTGGATCGTCTTTCAATTTGGCCTTTTTGATTTCTTCTAACGTGGGATAGTTCCCAAATTCTTGGCAAGGTGCCTCCAATGCGTAAGATGATTCCTCGGCATAGATTGGAATCGAATATAGAAATCCGAACAATATTAGGATAACTTGAAGTAAGATTGATTTATTTTTTTTGAGCATTTGCTTCCTCGTAACATTCCGCTGGCGCGGGGATTGTTTGAACTATTGCCTTTTCGAATACATTCCCTTAGAGACTCAAATTTAATGTATGGAATCATGTCGTAAAACGGTGGTTTCAATCCTTTACCGCAGACCATTTCATATACCGTTAAAAACTGACGAAATTCCCAACTCTCATAAATTTTAAGAGCGTCAGTTGCGGTATATGCTGGAACGACCGTGTGAATACCTTTTGAATTTTTTACCCAAATGTTCGTTGGATCATCTTCGAACCTTTCTTTTTCCAGTTCGGGATCGGGTGAAAGGATTCCATAATTTGGACATTTTGCATCGATATAATTTGGAAGAACTAAATCCGATCCACGCGCCTCCATTCCAACACTGAAAATTATTCGAGAAATCAATGCAAGTATTGTGGCCATAAGGCCCCAATGCCACATAACTTATAAGAAATGCAATGTTTTTGCAAAATTTAGCTTTGATTTTGTCGGGGGATTTGCTCATACTACACAAGCGAGGCTCCTCCGGTAATATCATGGATAAAGGTTCAAACCGCCTAAATGAAAGAGAATAGAGATACGAAAGAATTGGAAGTTTCTAAAGCCTCTTGCATTCGATTTAATTTTTTGAATTCTTGAATTCATACTTTCCGAACCGGCGTTTGTAATACGATGAGAGAAATAAGTAAGGATGTATTTAAGATTTCTCTTAAGCATTTTGGCCACTTTGATGATCGGTTTAAGTTTAGAATGAGTAGCCCAAAAATACCAACGTTTGAAAAACTTTTCCGCGTTACCTTTATAACTGAAAGACCAAAACTTCTTAAAGGCCTCTTTGATCTGCCATCCCCTGCCAACTTTATACAGATTTACTTTAAGAGAATTGAAAGTATCTTTTTTGTTTTTCAGAATAATTTTCTTGGTTTGTGATCCAAATAAATTTCGTACCCGAAAGAGTTTCAATGTTTTCTTTACGCAGTCTACGATTCTCATCTCTCCAAACGTTAGTTAATGCTTCATTCAAATATTGGGATATATGAAACTTGTCATGAACTATATCCGCATCCGGCAAATTCTCTTCGATAGCTGTTTTAAATACGGGATCCATGTCGGCAGCGACGGCCTCACACGAGCGTTTAACCTTCTTGCTTAAAGAAGAAAGAAGTTCGTCTGCTACTTCTTTAGATTTGCCTTCTTTAACTTCAATTACCGTTTGGCGTTGTAAATCGTTGAGAACCGTGATGTATTTTCTACCCTTGCGGAAACTCTTCTCATCGATTCCCAGATACTTTATTTTTTCATCCTTTCTTCGACTCAAACCACGTTCCACCGCTTTTTTCTGAATCAAGTGAATCTCATCCCAACTCAAGTTCAAAAGATGCGCTGCATCCGATACATTGCCGCACGCCTTGATTACATCGATCGCAAATTTTACAAACAGCAACGTAAATCGGGAATACGGTTCGCTCCAAGGAACCTTTACATTTTTGACTCCATCCTCTTTGCATTGAACTCGTGGAATTCGGGCATGAATCAATGTCTGAAATTGCATCGTGTCCAAATGACGCCACGTTCTTTTTTCTGTATGATCTTTACGAGGACATCGTTTACCACAGTCCGGGCACTCTACCATTTCTTTCTCATCGTATACGACTTCGATATCTACCCTCTTAGTTGTTACATTTAATTCAACGCTTTCAACAGACCACGGTGATAAAATTCCTAAAAGAAGCGAATAATGGGCTTCTAACTTTTCGTTTGGGTTCATTAGAAATATTATTCATTTATTATATTTTACTTTTTCAATGAATAATTTTTACAGACAATTCATTTCTCATATTACCGTCGTTTATGTAGTAGTTCTTTCCCATGATATTACCGGAGGAGCCTCAAGCGATAAGGAAACGAAATCATGTTGGATAATTCAGAAGTAGAAATAATATTGAGAAGAATTGAAGAAATTTTAGATGTTTTAGCACACAATATACTTTTAAACAATAGCATTCCAAAGAACATAATTATACGTGCAGCCGCAGAGGAAATTTTAGACATAATTCAAATTCAATAGCGTCTTCTTCTTACTTTCCAAGCATGAGCCGGGTCATCTCACGTATTCGTTTCCATTCATCGTCCGTTGAATTAGCAACAACTCGAACAAAATCTATCATACCCTCACGTTTCCGAAGTTTTCCCAATAGCTCCCTAAATTCGTCCACTTGCTTGTGAATTTCTTCAGATGAAGGGATAAACATTTCTCCTTCCCCAGAAAGAAGCCAGTTTATGTTTACTCGAAATTTGAAGGAAATCTTCGTTATGGTCTCTTGTGAAAACGATTTTCCTTGATTCAACACATTATTAATAAAAGCGGGAGTTAAGTTCAATTTATCAGCGAATTCTTTCTGCGTCATTCCCAGAGCGCCAATTAATTCACGAACCCGCTTCGGAATTTCATTTTGGGCAACATTATCCATCAATGTTGCCATCTAAAAAAAATATCCCTTTGGCTAATTTTTTTGTTGAAAATATTCTAATAGGATACATATTAGTTTGCAGTTAATCAGATATTATTTCGGCATAAACGGCGGTCAATCATGAACAAAAACAATTTGGCGGTAGAGGAGAATTCCAGCCCTTCTTTGGATTCGGAGTTACGATTTATTCCCAAAGAAATCCGACAAAAAATCAAAACTGAACTGAGATATCGATATGGGAGCGTCGCGGAGTGGACTCGAATCAATAACTTGAATTACGGTTATGTAACTCAAGTATTTAGCGGTATTGCTCCCGGCCACAATATACGCGCATTACTAGAAAAAGAAGGGCTTCTTCATCCTACTTCTAATGAGGTCCTTCATGTTCAATAAAAGAAGAGGACGGCAATTTTCTGCGTTAAAGCTCCAGCTAATTGCGAAACCAGGAAAAACAATCTCTGAGCTCGCAATCAAGTATGTAATCAATAAGGCAACTTTTTCACATTGTATTCAAAATCATAAATCCTATAGACGCGTAAACGAAATCCTCCTGGCCGAATGGGAGATCTCCGTCGCAGATGCACGCGAAGCATACAAAGAACATAAGGAAAGAGAAATATTAGGAAACCCTGTTACGTTTGAAGAAGCGTTCGAATGGATGGTTCGCAAACGTTTCGAATACCGCACAGCTCATAAGGGACTCGTAACCACTTGGGAAGAGTTTCGTAAAGCTCAATACGATCTTGTTTATCCAATCTATAAATCCGCATTCGCTCCGAGGTTCGCCGCATGAAAACGATTCACTTACAAGAGTTGACACAAGAATACAAACAGAGAAGTCGAACTATTCCACGCAATTTTTCAAAGTGCCGAGCAAGGGCGGAAGTGGTGTTCGTGATCGCTCGCGCATATTCCAAATATTTCGAAGAAATCGGTCTACCGCAGGAAGTTTCTAATACTCGAAGAGGTCGACTAATTCAAGCGATGAAATCAAAACCTGATTCGGTAATTTCAGCATTCAAATTACTGAATAAAGCACACGGCAAACTATCCAAAAGGATCGCACAATTTTCCTGCGTTAACGGAGAAATGCCCTGCTCCTGTAAAGAAGATCGTAAACACAGAACAAACCCATCTGTATATTCTTCTGGAAGACGCGAAAGGAAATTACAATGAGCAAGAAGATTCCTAAAATATCTTCGACCTCCGACCCAGAATCGCAAGGGAACCAGAGCGTCATCTCCCTATTTTGCAAAAGTGCATTCGAAGCCGCCGAGGCGTGGAATCGAGATAAACTCGATACGGAGATCGCATGAGACTTAGACTTGTATATGAAATCAACGACGACGGAAAGCGCGACATCTTCGTTGAAACTAAAAATGGGAAGTTCGACATCCTTACATACGACTTCAAATTTCTTACTGAACAAGGTGAGCAAATTCGTATGAACGCTTGGGGAACTCCAAAAGAAAGAAAGGAATTACTTCGCAAAGCGCAAAACGAAAGAAATGGAAAACTTTAAAAAAGTAAAAATGCCGAGCCGTAGGCGGCAGAGATTTGAGAAGGGATCGAATCAAATCTCAAGACTCAATGGTTTCCGGAAATCATTGGGAACTTGCGGAGCTTTAAATTTATTAGAATATACAAATATACTTATATTGGTACAAGTATGAATGAAAAGACTCTCGGAAGGGCGGAAAAACTTGCCTTAACCTACGAATCAAAAAAAGATCAAACTATATTTTTGACCGGTTTTATTGAAGGTTATAATCATCTTAAAGGAACGGGCTCCGGGGAAATTTACGAAGCCGGTAAAGCCTATGGAGTAAAAGAATTTCACGAAATGGTGTCTCGAAGAGACAATCGAGTCTTTCGAAAGTCGATGAGGGCGAAATGAAAACGGTTCAGCGGATCGCATTTTTGCGCCAAGCGCTATATAAAAAATACTCGGACGAAGTCTTGCTCGAACTCGGAGCGGAAGCGGGCTCGACAGAAAAATGGAAGCGACTCGCTGAAAAAGCCCTCGGAAGATCCGCGGTCTTTCAGACATACATAGAGAAGAGAGGCCAGATTGCCGATTTTGCGGAATGGCAAAACGAAGAACTCACAGAAGAACGAATTCAGAAAGAGAAACAATAAAGTGAAAACGTATCCTCTAAAATTTCGAAAAGCACTCATTCATTCCGGATTATCCGAAACTGCATTCAAGGCTTACTGGGATCGACTCCATGATATTCAAAAAGAAAAGCACACTTCAAAAGAACTGGCTCTTTTGATTTCGATCGAAGCGAAAATGAGACCTGCGTATTTGAATTTGGATCCAGCGGGAGAATATAAGAAAAACGGAAACCTTGCAAAAATTCATAAACAATTCCTGGGGATGATTGTATGAAAAGTTACGTTTACTTGCAGCCTGCTCTACTGCATTACAAAAAGAAAACATTATGGAATCGAATATTAAAGTATATTAAATCGGATGAAAGCCGTGGATAAAAACATAACAGAACTACTCATTGCCCGACATACAATTCTGCAAGCGTTCATATTAATGGGCATTACGGATATGACGGAGATTGCAAAAACCTTAATCGACTCAAGCGCCTGCAACATGGTTTTTTTGCGAAAGAACAATCTCACAGAAGACCACGAAGAATTTGTAAACGAATTAAAAATAGAAATGATCAGCTTGGAGAAGAAGCATGCCCAAAAAAAACAAGAAGAACAAGACTACAAAACAAACCCCCACAAAGACAAAGACGCCTAACGTAAAGAAATTGTCGTCTGTTGCGGAAGTTTGGTCGGAAGAAGCCTCGATAACCGTCGAGGAATCGATGGAAGTGGCGCTACCTGAATCGACTGCACCGGTTCCACTTGTAACATCCGAACAAAGGCGAGCGCGGCTCAACTATCTGATGAGTCAAATCGGCGCCGGAACGGAGATGATTCGAGTCGGCCAAGAAACCGTACTCGTTGCGTTAGCCGAAGTCAACCAGGAACAGCTTTTTCTTGAAGTTCCCGGATGCATAGGGATGGAACAGTTTGTAAACGAGAATACTGTCTTTGAATGGTGGAAAATCGAAAAGGCGCTTCCCGCTGTAAACAAACTATTCTCCTCTGAAATCAATCGAAAATCTTTGGGTGGCAGAAGTGACAAAGCACTTCTTCGGATCATCGAAGGACTCAGAGAAGAGAACGCACTTTTCGAGGACGGAGAAGTGCGCTTTCCGGATGGAAGAGCGATGAGTCTTTCTGACTACGAAAAGAGTTTCGCATCGAAGAATCAGAAAGAAGTCTCAAAAATCCTTGCGGATAAAGACAAACGTATTGGCGATTTGGAAAACCAGGTTACGAATACGAAAAAAGAAGCTTCCAGTTACAAGGAGGCCATGGAAGGACTCCATAAAATCGTAGACGACCAGACAAAAGACACAGGAATTTCTCCGGAAGTAAGAAAGGTATTTCGAGAACGAAAGGAACTTTCAGGAATTCTAATGGAGTCCCTGAATTCGATCCAGGCGCAGGCGGATGTACTGCTCGCCGCGCACGACTCAGACTTTTCAAAACTCGATCATAGTTTAGAAAATGGTAAAGTAGTTTCCATTTTTCTAACATCTCTATCCGGAATTTACAGATCCATTCATGAGAAGTGGTCTGACTGCTTGCCGGTCCCCGTGATGGAGGATTTGGGATGAAAATACTGGATTTAGGAATTGTAATCCCATTATACAGAGAATGGGTATATGCAAAAACAGTAATACAAAACGCGAAAATTCGAGGCGAAATCGTTCAAAAAGCGATTCGAGTTTTGGGACTTTCCAAGCCAAGAGTTTACGACGTCTTCAATCGCTTAGAAAAGGGAGAGTCAGTTGTCTCGGTTACAAAGGTAAAACGCAAAAAAACTGGATCCAGACTTGGTCGTTTGGAAAAAGAACTTCGAGACAAAGAGGGATTCATTCTTTCAGAACTCATGTACGCCGGTGAAGTTTTGCATGAACAAAAGAAGAAAACGAAAGCAGAAGGAAACGCAAAAACGGTAGGTTACGCACTTAATTGTGATTACGGTAAGTCACAGGAATTCGCCATCGAGTTAGCGGAGAAACTCGGAAAAATTCGTGTTGGCGTTTGGGATCGACACAAGTTAGGGCGGTGGCTGCGAGACAAGGGACTTGCAAGACGCCAAGTGAAACAGCCCTTAGCATCGATCACTTGGTCGGAACCGTACGCAAACCGGGCCTGGATGATCGACGCATCTCCTCTGAACGCAGTGTATTTGCATCCATCTAAAAAATATCTTGCGGTTCGCCCGGATCTGGAAGCAGGACTAACGCGAATCTACGAAGGATCGGAAGACTCACAACTCAGGAAAGTCCATATCTATGTCGCGGTGGATGTTCATTCAAAGGCGTTTTTTGTGTATGCGTATGCACCAAGCGCGATCGGAAGCGATTCAATTCATGGAGGAGAGAATTCAACAGACTGGGCCGACTTCTTTTCAAGAGCCGTCCTTCCAAAAGAAGACGATTACATTCCCTTACAAGGACTTCAAGAGATACTTTACACAGACGGCCACTCCGCATTCAAAACACTCGATCCGTTTTTTCATCGATTGGGAATCAAACGGATTCCGCATTTTCCGGGACATTCCAAGGCTAAGGGTCCAGTAGAAAGTCGGATTTCAGCAATCAAACGAAGTTGTGAAGTTCGGATCGTAAAGGGAATGATTTCGAATCTCGACGAGTTAAACGAACTCCTTTACCGTTATCAAATCCATCGGAATGACAAACTTGGAACTTATGCAAAATGGCTCGCTTCCGTTCAAAACCATCCGATCCGCGCTGTCACGAAACAAAACTTGAAAGACGCAATGGTATCCGAACTCATTCGAGACGTTGACGCCTACGGATGTGTTTCCATCGAAGCAAGAAAATACCTTCTGCGTTACTCAGCGGATGAAGTCGCAATTGATCGCTGTGGGGAAAAGGTTTCGATCTACAAGCGATACGATGGTTCCTACGTTGCAACCACAAGCGATGGAAGACACCTCTTACTCGATGATCAAGGTCCGATCGAAAGAACTTCCGGATCGTATGAAAACCTCGGTGGACGAAAGGGATTTCGAGACACAGAAAGAACAAAAAACCGAAAGAAAGCATTGAAGGGTGCCAAGTCCGTGGAAAAATCCCTCGTCCTTTCCGATGTTCTACCAGACTTTCCGGAAACTCCATACGGAAAATTGAATATTCCAAAACTGGATATGAAGACTCATACTCCTGCTCCTCCTACGGAATTCTCAACGGTCGACGACGCGTATGATTGGCTTCTGGAGGAACTTGAATTCAGTGATGAAATCCCCGACGAAGAAATAGACAAGATTGTTCTCTATAATCTGAAATCCTGCAAACGAAAAATCGGCTCGATCCCCGCGCAAGAGGTTCTCGATCTTGTGGAAATGATCCGCGAATATTTCTTAAGCAAGGAGTCAGGAAATTGAACGCACTTTTAACCAAACGACCGGATTTCGTAAACACTCGGAACACGGATAAGATCACAAAGTTAGCTTACCAAGCTGTGAAAAATAATTCCTGGCTTGCCGTTACCGGGGAAGTCGGCATGGGGAAGACGTATCTGTATAACAGCCTTCTTGAATTTTTCTCCAACCAACCACAGAAATACATCCTCGTTCATGTAGGTCCGGCGTGGGAAAGCGCGTTAGGAGGTCTTTCGATTCCATTCGTAGTAAAACACATGATTCGAACGATTCGTCCAGGAGAACACGTTCCCGGAAATCTAAACGAAAAGTATTTCAAACTACGAGAGCTTTTGATTTGGGCGAGAAGTATCGGAAGAAAAGTTGTGTTGATCGTTGATGAAGCACAAGCGCTTCGCATCGGGGGGCTTCGTGATCTTAAAAAAGTGTGGGAAATCTCCCACGAAAAGGACGATCACCTTTTTTCAATCCTAATGTTTATGAAACCGGAAACTCGGATTTCGAGTATTCTTTCCAGTCCCGAAATCGGTTACCGAACAATTCAGGCACCCATGAGTCAACTCAGTCATTCGGAACTGATTCAGATCGCGGAAGAAGGGTTTAAAATCAAATTCGAACGCGGTAAGACCGGAGAGAAAACAAAAGAATTACTGATCCGTGGATGCAGATATCGGACTCCGCTCGCGATTCGGAATGCCCTTTTGGGAATCGCGTTTGCATATCCCGAGGTTTTGTCGGATTCAATGATTCGAGAAAATCACGTTCGAAACTTTCTTTCTGAAGGTTATCTCAGGATCATGGATCGACTCAAGATTTCCGTAAAACAGATACGAGAAGGAATCAAACAACGTTATCAAAAAGATTTGGATAAGGTTACGATCGAAAACGTAATCAAAGGAGAAGGAGAAGTATCTCCCGAAATCGAATCGATCGTAAAGAACGAACTTATAGGTCGAATTCGCAGTAAAACCAATAAGTACGACGAAACGATTTTTGCAGAAACACATGATGATTTTTGAATAAAGGAGGAAGCAACCATGGTAGCAAAAAAGAAAACGAAGAAGACGCCTGTAAAAAAGGCAAAGAAGAAAGTGGCTCCGAAAAAGGTCGCACGCAAAAGGCAAATCCCCAAGGCGAACACTGTGAAATCCACCTCTAAGGGTGTGGCAGTTGACGTAACGCCGGAGATGGAAGGAGAAGTTTCCAATGGCGAAACCTAAAAAAACCGAAGAGAAGCGTCCGCTCGTAGATCTTCCGAATAACGCGTATAAGAGCCGCACAGAACTCGAAGCCGGAATGGAATACATGGGCGAACAAATGCTCGAAAAGGAACGACTTGTAAACGAAGCAAACAAGAAGATTTCCGCGATCCGCTCGGAGTTGGAGGAAACTCTCTACCCGATCCAGTCGAAAATCGATCACGTTACGAGCGGAATCGCTTACTACGTGCAAAAGAACCGTGAAGAGTTGTTCCCTGATCCGAATTTGAAAACCTGCAAACTCATTTCCGGAACACTCAACTATCGAAAAACACCTGCGTCGGTAAGAACGAAAGCCTCCGTAAAACTCTTCGAGAAGATCCTCGCAGAAAACGGCCTTTTGCAGTTATACAACGAATGGATCGCAAGGCTTTCCAAGGTTTTCATTCGTGCAAAACTGGAACTAAACAAAGACTCGATCATCGCGGATCCGCTTGCGGCTCATCAGAAGATCGGGGTGGAACTCAACGAAGAAAAGGAACGTTTGTATATCAAGCCTTCCCGACTCGAAGACGAAATCTCCGCTGACACAGATATAGAGGCCGCGTGAAAAGAAAGGACATAGGGGACAGAGTTTTAGATTTCCGTTTGGAGGCAATCGACGAAAAGGAATATGGTTCTCCCTATGTCTTATTCTAAAGCAGTCCAGCGGAGAGCATATAATCTTTATGTAATATCCGGTTACAACCCGGAACAGATTGCAAATGCTCTAAAACCAGAACATCCGAAGCTCACTGCGAACACGATCCGAAATTGGTTGTCCGAAATCGACGAGACGACTGGGACTACGCCGGAACAAGATCGCGAAAAGGCGCTCTCAAACGCAAGAAACGAAGCCTTAAAAGATGCGGAGATCAGTCTCACCACGCTCCGCGTGAATACGGTTCGAACGTTCAAGGCTATTAAAAACCAGATTTTCGATAAGCAAGGAAATTTGACGGTTGAATTCAAATCCGGCGAAGGTGCACTAAATACCTTTCGAGGTTTGATGAATGACATCGAAAGGATGCTTGAAAAAGAAAAGGATAGAATCGAACCTATCGAGGTTGCGCGTGGAGTCCATCGTGCAATCAAAAACACTCCTCAGTTACATGTGTTTCTTAAAGCGAATCCAAAAGTTTTCACACAATACATTGAAAACATTAAACGAGAAGTATCGATGATGAAAGACATCGACATCGCTTTCTTACCGGAGCTAACTGATGGCGAAGACTAAATCCAAGAATGCTCAGGAAGAATTTTTCCAAGAACTTGATAGCCTTGTAGGGAAACCATCGACCGGACGCGACGGAACGATGGAAGAGTTCCTCACTCAAAACGTTTTTGTGAAAGGTGACGATGATCTTATTCCTTACAGTTTTGAAGGTTACTCTTTTTGGAAAGATATCTGTAGGGAATCGCAAGATCATCCTTACACTGTTTTCCTGAAAGCCGCGCAAATCGGTTATTCAGTTTGGGCTTTGGCGCGACTCATTTGGAAAATTTATGGGTCGAGCTACAAAGCTGGAATTTATTTCCCCGACGACACTTCAATGAAAGATTTCGTCCAGGATCGCGTCGAACCGTTTCTCAACCAATGTCCTATTTTAAAACCTCATCTTAACGATTCAAATGTAGACAACACAAGAACGAAAAAAATTGATAAGGCGACACTCGTGATGCGCGGGACTTGGACAAAGCGCGGAACCAAAACGGTAGACCTGGACATCGTGATGCTTGATGAGGTAGACGAACACGACGAAGAAAACATAGAGTTCGTTGGCGACCGGCTCCTTGCTTCCAAGTTAAATTGGATGATGCTCGGTTCTCAACCCTCGCTTCCAAATATCGGGATCCATGCAGAATTTCTCCGATCCGATCAAAGGTTTCGTCTTTTAAAATGTCCTTCCTGCGGACATTGGACGAATTTAGTAGAGCGCTGGTTAAAAGATCCGATCAGCATATTCGGTTTCGATGACAAAGAAGCGCTAAGGAGTCCGAGCGCAACGAATGTCTTCTACGCATGTGAGAAGTGCGGTCGAAGACTAAACAATCAAAAAGGGGAATATGTTGCGAAAACAAAATCAGATCGTCGCGGCTACCAATGCTCACAGCTCTTTACACCGAGAAATCCGTTTTTCATCTATAACAAACTTCTCGGAGCGGTTACGAGTGCAAAACGCAAGAACCTTACTATTTCTATAATCGGTTGGCCCTCCAGTTCAGACGAAGAGCAACCATTACAAATCGATGAAATCCATAAATGGGAGGGTGATCAAGGGCTTAAAGATCATTCCCCTTACTTTACTTATCACGGCGCGGATCAAGGAGATACAATACATGCCGTCTTCGGCGAACCGACGTTAGACGGAAGAATCCGAATCATCGGACTTTACAAAGCGAGCGTTTTAGACGAAGAACGTTATGCGGAACAGATTGTTCGGTTCAGTGTTTTGAGTGGTGTGATCGATGCTTTGCCGAACCGAAACTGGTCGCTACGTATGGCACTCCGCTTCCCGGAAAATTTGAAGATTCAATACTTCACAAAAAAATATAAGGAAAATTCTGAAGTCGTTCCCAGTGCGGATGAGGTCGGTGTTATCAATGTAAACCGAGACGACTCTCTCCAAGACACAGTAGACGCAATCAAGGGCGGACTCTTTATATTCCCGAATCCTAATTTACTTTCTGAGTCAGATCTCAAAGCATACGAAGAATTTAAGTTTCACCTTACCATGCTTGTCCGCGAGAAAGGAGAGGATGAAAACGGAAAGTCCTTATGGTCGTTCAAGAAAAGGGTTCCGAATCATTATGGAATGGCTCTCAATTCATTAAGGATTGCTTATGAAACTTCGGGAACGGGGTCCGGCGGATCTGGATACGGAGGTTTTGCATAATGAATTTTTGGCAAAGATTGGCTCATTATTTTTTAGGCACTTCCTCTTTTATGGAGTTTGCCGGAAGTTCCAAAAACCTCAAAGATATCCGGCAAGAAACTGAGTTTTTCGTCCAGGATGTGAATCCATCGTTTCCGTTAGATTCCATTCCTCTGATTAAAAAACTCGTAATCGCTTTCCCGGATCTTTCGCAAGCAGTAAAGCGCTCGCTTACTCTCGGGAATTCCGGAATCGAATGGAAGATAGACACTGACGAAAACGGTAAAAAGAAGATTCAAAGCGACATCGACGCATTTTTTAAAAAGCATCGTGGAATTACGAATCACCTACTCAGACAAGTTATAACGACAGGCGCTTTATCCGCAGAGATCGTTCCATCCTTAAATCTTGATTCGGTGGCCGAAATTCGTTTGATCCCCGTTGAAAAAGTCATATTCAAAAAGGAAATCGACGCGGACAACATCGTTCGTTTTGTTCCGTACGAAAGGGGAAAGTTCGGATATAATCGGCTTAACGAAGAACAATATATCTATGAAGCAATCGAAAGAGAAGAAGATTCTCCGTATGCAATTCCTCCTTTTTTATCTGCTATCCGCTGGATCAATTCTCAATTCAAAACCCAAGAGAATATCGACAAGACTTTGAACAAATGGGGTCTCTTAGGATTCATCATTGCGAAATTCAAGAGACCGCGACTCTTACCGGGAACGGATGCAAAAACTTACGAAAACCAACAGAGAGAGTTTTTACAAGGTGCGAAACAATCCTTCGAAAAGAATTCTCAATCGGGTTTTCTTGCAACGTACGACGATACAACGGTCGATCATCATACTTTAACCGATGCGTCTAAGACCGGCGGCTTCGAATCAATTTCTCGTTACATCGAAGAACAAATTTCTTCCGGTGCTGATACGGACTTGTTTATTCTCGGTCGGTCTTATTCGGTAACGGAAGCGTATGCTAAAATCGCGGGTAAACTTTTTCTCCTCAAACTCGGAAACTTTGCGTATCCGGTCATTCAACTTCTCATCCGCGCAATTACACTCGATCAGTTACTCAAAGGAAATCGTTTTCAATTAATCGACGCAAGTTGGAAGAAATCGATTTCGCTCGACCCTCTTTCCGATGCACAAGCAAAACTAACGGAAGAGCAAGTAAAGAATCAGGAATTCCAACTTGTTCTTTCTATGGTAAGGAGTGGAGCGATTAGCCCTGATGACGGAGCGAAGCTCTTAGGACGAGACAAATGGTTTGAGCCGGAAAAGTTAGAAACTCAAGGCGGCACAGGCTTTGGTTTCTCCGAAAGCCCGGATTTAGGGAGTAAAAAAAAACTCCTGATGAATAGGCAGTTCGAACAAACTTCACGCGTTTGCGGAGACCTCGACACTCTTGTGGAACTTGGCGCATGGACCAATAAAGAGAGAGAGGTATATGCCTCGATCGAGGACGCCTTTGTTTCTCATTTCTTTGCTTCTTACGAAGATCGAGTCAAAGAGGCACTCAATCAAATTTCTAAAAAGGGAATTGAGAAAACGGATGCGATCAATTCGATTTGGGATGCGTTAGAGAAAGAGCTTGGACAAAAATTTCCGGAAGAAACAGCGAAAAAATGGAAAGAAACCATCTCGAAAGCCTGGGACGCAGGACAGGATCTAAAAAACCCAAATTCAAAAACAAATCCTCCAAAAGTTCAAGCAAACAAATACATATTAGATTTTTTTAATAAGGGATACAAATTCGATGTTGGAAAGCAGTTTGATCGCAAAGATGATATAAACAAAATCGAGGAAGCAATTCGAGAGGCAGTCGAGACAGGTTCAACCGATGAAGTAATACGGAGGCTTCAAGATGAGTTGCTTGGACCGGCATCGAAGGAAAAACCGGGAAAGAAAAAAGAGGGCGAAGTTTCAACAGAAGACCCAAAAGCAAGGCTTAGAAGCAAGTTAGACGACATCGTAAGGGGACAAATTTTAAGATCCCGGAATTTTTCCCGCACCGAAAGATTGGAGCAAATCGGGATCAAAAGACTCGAAGTCGTGGCCGTGATCGATGACCACACATCTTACATTTGCAAAGCCATGAACGGAAAGACGATCGAAGTTCGAACTTGCGTTCAATACGTTCGTGAATTTTTAGCCGATGATCCGACTCGGGACTACTTCTGGAAAGACCGACAAAATCCTTCTGAGTCAGAATTAAGACAACTTGATATCGCTTCAAAATCTGGTGATGAAATTACGAGTTTTCTAAGAAACAAGATGCCTCCCTACCATGCCGGTGGTTGTCGAACCACAGTCGTCGCGGATTTTAAATCGGAAACAAGGAAAGTTTCATGATTTCCGAAACGACTTCACTCTGCGTTGAAGACCGAGCATGGCTTTATAACGAGTCATTCCCGAATTACGCGCCCTTACACGTTTTCAAAGGACGGCTTTATGGAGAATGGGAACTCGGACAAAATTACAAAAACACTTCCGACTATCACGGAGCGTATCCGGAGCAGTATTTAAAAAGACTTCTTCCAATGTTTCCGGATAAAAGCCGAATCCTCCACCTATTCAGCGGAAAAACTCCGCCGGGGAATTATATAAGGATGGATAAAAATCCAGAATTAAATCCGGAAATCGTTGGTGATGCGGAGCTTCTTTCCTCTTATGTTCGTGCGATTTTGGGTCATCCTCTTGATTTGATTTTGGCAGATCCTCCTTATACCAAAGAAGACGCAGAACATTATGGTTTTATAATGGTCAGTAGAAGTAAAGTTTTGGCGGAAGCCTGGAAAGCACTTGAAACAGGAGGCCATCTTGTGTGGCTTGATCAAGTCGTTCCTCAGTACGCAGGAGATAAGTGGATTCTCGAAGGGAAGATTTACCTTTCGATTTCTACCAATCATAGAGTTAGAGCAATTTGTATATTTAGGAAAGTATAATATGAGTAATTGGGAAATCTTTGAATTGATTATGGGTTACACTATTGCAGGAACGCTTGCGATTTGGATGATCTTATTGATTCCTGCTTTAATCATCGCTTCCTTTATTTGGAAGTCTCGGTTCAACCTATTTGCGACAGGATTTATTCAGGTCTTCTTAGTCGCGGTGAATACCTACCTCATAAGTAAAGAGAAATATTTCGCGGTCTTTTTTGTCGGAGGTCTGATCTCTTTCGTGTGGACGTGGAACGTTCAAAAAATCGCGTTCGGAACCCTGCGGGATCGTATAACGTACGCTTCCGGAGCAGGTTTCGGATCCTTGCTCGGCTTACTCTTAACCGTATTCATTCTTAAAACTTTCAGCTTATAAGGAGTTCGTGATGAAAGAGAAAATTATTCAAGAGATACTTGAAGAAAGAGAGAAGCAAGATGAGAAATGGGGAGAGCAAAATCACAAACCTATTGAATGGTGCGCAATCCTTGTCGAAGAGGTGGGAGAGGTTAGCAAAGCCGCACTCGAGACTTATTTCAAGTACAAGGGTAAAGATAGTTATTCCGAATACAGAAGGGAACTAATACAGGTTTCCGCCGTCGCAATGGTAATGATCGAGTGCTTGGATAGGAATCAAATAAATCTCCTAAGGAGAGCCGGAGAATGAAAATATCTATAACTGTTGAATTCGAATACGTCGAACCTAAAATTCCCGAAGACGTTATCGACAACACGACTCTTCTGATTTCGTTTGTGCTTCAAGCGCGATCCGCTTTTATCTCTGCAATGGATGCTTGGTATGATAAAAACTATCCATTAAAAGACGCTGATACAAAGGAAGAATTTCAGCGAGGAGTTTTGGATATTTTAAAAAATCCTAATTTTTACGAAAAGGAAGTAACTCAAGCAGCAATTGATTACAAAGCACAGGAAACTCGTGAAAATATTTCGTGAAAATCCCACAAAATATTTTCAGAAAGCAAAGAGCAAAATAGAAGAAACAAAAACACAACTTGGTTTGAATTTCGAATGATAAATAAGGATTACAATGATGAGTAATTTCGTTTTAACAAATCTAAGTCAGTATATAGCAGATCAAATAAAGTCTTTACGAGAAGGGCATAACGGAGGCAAGGGAATTTCACAGACAGATTTGGCAAAACATGTAAGTAAAAATCCAAATACAATTTCTCGGTGGGAAACTGGAGAATATAAACCAAAGTCCGATGATCTTTATTTACTTTCTAAATTTTTCCAAGTTCCGATTTCTTCATTTTTTCCAGAAGAGAATCAAGAAAATTACAATAACCTAATATCAAATCTCAAAGAGAAACTTTCTAGGAAAGACGTTAAAGAAATTATAAATTTTATAGAGTTCAAAATAGCGACGAGGTCAATTGATATTGAAAGAAAAAAACCAGGAAGAACTCGCAAACAAAAATCAATTTGAATAACAATTTTATGAATCTTAAAATAGAATGCCCACATTGTAAAAAACAATTTGATTCACCAGAGTCCGAAGCGGTCCGAATGGCGAAAACAGAAGACCTTTGGATGAACCACTGCGAGGAAATGTTTCGGAAAGGTTGGCGTCCAGGCAAGTTTGAAAACCTTCCTGATTTTTTGAAAACAAAACGCATTGGGTTGTATTACGAAAAATTAGAAAAAAGAATTAAGGCAAGAAAAGAACAGACATAGCAGACATCGCGCTTTTCTAAAATTGTCTTCTTTGAGCGATTACAGAATAACATCCTGGATGGATGAGATTCTTAAATATCTAAATCTTTTTTTTCCTTTGTCTGCGGTATTTTGGTTCGTTTTTCGTAGAGAACTGAAAGTTGAAATTTCGAAATCAAGAGATGAGTTAAGAGATTACGTTGATTCAAAAATCAAGGAAGCGAAAGAAGAACAATATGCTTCTTCTCTTAGAAAGCATCAACGAATTGATAAACTTTCTGATCGTATAATGGAATTGGAAAAGGCTCACACGATGGAAATCGCTTTACTTAACCAAACCGTTTCGAATACGGACAAACGTTTGGATACGATCGAAGCGAGAATCAAAAAGCTGGACGGGAAGATAGACGATCAAAATGAACTCCTCCATAAAATCCATTCTATTGTTAAAAACGGGGGAATCTCAAAGTGATCTTACAAATTCTAAACCTTCTTATGCCGCTCATCAGGAAATTCATAAATCTAAAAGCGGTTCAAACAAATCAAAATTACTGGAATCAATATTCCGCGGTAGTAATAAATACGAAGAAAATTTCGAGAGAAGAAGCGTTCGATAAGATTTGGGACATTCCTATTCAGCGAGATCCTATCTTCCGTTTGCCAGTGTCGAATCCTCATATTACTTCACGCTACGGATGGCGATACTTAAACATCGACGGAAAGAAATCCAAACAATTTCATTTGGGAATTGATCTTGGAGGTTATAACGATGTTTTCGCTCCCGAAGACCTTGTGATTAAAACTGTTCTTGGAAGGGATCGAAAATTTCCCGTTAAGTTCCGCTGGGAAAAAAACACCTGGGTCAATTTAGTAAAATCGGGCGAGGTTCCAGAGGACCGCGCATGGACTCCATTCGTTCTCGCTGTTGGCGTTCACTCAAAAAACCTTTATAAGTTTAAACACACGGACGCAAAAGTTAAGAAAGGCGATAAAGTTAGCGCCGGTGATCTGATCGGAAAATCCGGGAACTATGGATACAGCTTAGGCGCTCACCTGCATTTCGAAGTTTGGCCTTGGGATGAGAAAGCACAGGATTGGAAGTCCGAAACCGATCCCGAAAAATTCCTAAAATCCAAAGGGCTGTTATAAGGAAGGTTACACATGATCGAATCTATTATCGAACTTCTGCCAACCGTGCTTCTCAACGGGCTTTATATGAGTCTTGTTTTGACAGTTTCACAAGTACTGTTTCGGAACCTTCCTCATCGTATCTTCCTTAAAAACAAGAGAGTCGTCGTGTTCATCGTCGCTACGTTAATCGCCATTCCGTATAATATCTTCTATTAGTTTACGAGTCCGGAAGTTTTTACGTACTGTGTTTCTTTCGATGGAGTTAAGGAAGAGATTTGTAAAGTTCTTCCGGGATGGACGCTTGCGGTTTATCAAGCAATACGGCTTTTCGTTTGTTACCTTGCGACGATTCTACTCTACAATAAAATCGTGAAAGGGATTTTTGAAAGATCCGGGCTCGGACACGCAAAACCTGAGAGTGAAAGAATGGAGAGAACGGAGGAATTCCAATGAGCCGGATCCACCTTTTCGTTTTGATTCTTTTCTATATCTTTCCTTTAAACTCTTGCATAACGGTTGCTCAAACTCCGGATTCCGCGGGAATGCCTACTGTCTTACGTGCGGAAGCAAAGGACCAAGAAAAAAAGGGGGAAAAGAAAGTTGCCATCCTCTTAAAAGCCGCCGCTGATTCCATCGAAGCAGGCGACAAGAATGCAAGGGCCGCAATCAAAGAAAATAAGAAGACTCAGAAACAAAACGCAAATCTACAGCGTGAAGCTGGATGGGCTGATGGACTTCAAAGTATCGGCTGGTTCATTATATTTTTGGTCGTTGGAATTGCGTTGGTTCTCTTACTGATCTCTATTCTGAAAGGCAAGATTCGGATTCCTTTCATTTCAAAATACTTACCGATCGGAAGCGGTGGAAACGCTTCTATCTCTTAGATTTATCTTTCAAGTGTCCCTGGAAACAGGGATGTTTCCTAAATTTTGTTTGATCTTTTTCGTTTTTCTTCTCTATGTATAATAATAATCTATTATTATTATACTCGCTAAACCCACGTATTTTCCGAAATAAACTTAAAAGAACTGAAATTCAGTAACGTTTTTAACGCACATTCCCGACGGGGGTAACGCTCGCGGACACCTTTAGCAAAATTGAAACGATATTTTACGGAAGAAGAAATTGTTCATATTGCAGCCGATATAATAAAGTTCAAGGGAGAGAGATACGGATATGAACTCGAACGATCCAATGGAAGAAGAAAGTAAAGATTTTCCAAGATGGTTGGCTCAGACGTTATCTCAAAATCTAAACGTTAAATATGAATACTTTCTAAGAGAGAAAAGAAAACCCAATGTTTGGACTTCTTGGGGAAAAGCAACGGAGAACTCTTGTAAAAGTCTTTTAACATATATCACTCAGTTTAGTTTCTTAGAGATAAAACAAGATCCTCATTGGAAATACAGAGCCATTTATGCTTCAAGTCTGATCAATAAAGTGGCACTCAATGCAAGCTTGCAAAGGAGAATTACGTTAGTCTCTCATTTGTTGAATAATTTTTCCAGTAAACAAGAAGAGCACAATCCTGTAAACGTTATCGAACAAAGAATGATTCATTTGGAGGTAAATCGAATCCATTGTTATACCCGTGATTTAAAAAAGGAATTTGAAGAGTCCTTACCTAAGACTTGGGTTCAAGCGGCTCGTAGAAACTATTTGAGAATGTTACGAACTGATTTTAGTATTCCAAAAAGAGAATATTCGGATTGGGATCTTTGTTTTCGTTTCAATAGAGCGAGGCTTAGGAGATTTTACATAGATCCTTGGGA